CCAGTACATGATGCCGCAGCCGTACTACCCCAAGAAGGACCCGCTCGTTCTTGATGATGCCTTGCTCAGGAAGAAGCAGCAGAACAACAACGGCGGCTACGGCTTTCTCCGACAGGAAACAGACGAAGAGTATGCCCGCCGCAAGGGAAGGGAGAACGGGATCGAATGAGCGACATGATCCGCAAGCTCCTCGACTCCCGGCTGCCCTCTGATGCGGTAGCTGGTCTTGGGAACTTCCTGACTGGTCAGAGCGTTGGCGACCTGATGGCCCGACAAGACGGCCAGCCACCTGAGGAAGAGAGCCCTCTGGTGAAGATGCAGAAGATGGCTTCTGGTGTCCGACCTGACCCCAGCGTGTCTTCGCTCCAGCTTGATAGGTGAAGCATGGAAGAGATCGACATCCCAGACGTTGACCCGGACGGTCCTCTGGTGAATAGCCGTGCCTGCGAAATGTGCGGCATTGTCAAGCCTCTCGACCGGCGGCGGTGGCCCCTGGTCCCCGGGACCCAGCACACCCTTCAGCCGATCTGCAAGCAGTGCTACAAGCTGGTCCGGCACAGGCAGAAGGTCGAGTCCACCTCCCGGCGGGCAGCGGAATCGTTCATGCAGGCCCCCGTGGTCCGCAGGGGCGGCAGCAATATCCCGCACAGCACAGAGCTACTTGAGTCGATCTATACGCTCTTTGGTGGCGTGAACGGTCTAGCCAACGAACTGGCCCACACCTACCACTCAGCCCCTCCAGGCGGGCGGATTCGCACCAGCATTCTGGAGTCTGTAGTCCGGCTGACAAACAACGTGGCTGAGAGCGGCGCGGTGCAGAAGCCTGTCTCGCTGATGAGCGATGACGAGCTAGAGGCACGGCTTGCCCAGAAGATTGCCCTGGCTGCGGAGTCCCAGAAGAATCTGGAGTACCTGAACCAGACGAGCGAGGTTGAGATTCCCCTGGCAAACCTCTCCTCAATAGACCTTGATCAAGCTGCCGCAATGGCCCGCCTAGCGGAGCCGCCCCGTGAGTAATCCTCTCGACCGAGTAAGCCAGCACGCGCGTCAGGAGATGCTCGACCTCCAGCGGGAGTTGGCATCTCGCCAGCTTGAGTCTGTCCGGCTCTACCGTCCTAACGCCAATCAGCAACCTTTTCACGCGGACATGGCCAGCGAGCGCGTTGTCCTGGGAGGAAATCGGAGCGGCAAGACTACGGCTGCCATGCTTGAGTTCGCCTGGGCTGTCACCGGGACGCACCCAGTGGAGGGTAAGTACCCAAAAGAAAACGGCACAGCGGTGGTGGTAGGGGCCGACTGGCGGCACATCGGCATGGTGTGCGTGAAGGGCTTATTTAAGTCTGGGGCATTTAAGATCATCCAAGATGCCCATACTAAAGAGTGGCGCGCGTATGACCCGGTAGCGGACAAAGACCGAGAGGCCGATGCCAAGCCTGCCCCTCCGCTGATTCCGCCCAGGATGATCAAAAACATTAGCTGGGTGCTGAAGTCTGCGGGGTATATGCAGTCATGCGAACTGACGAACGGCTGGCAGATTTATTTTTTCTCGTCTGAGGGCGATCCTCCTCAGGGCTACCGGGCCCATCTTGCGTGGATTGACGAGGACTTGTCATCCGAAAGCACTTGGTTGGCTGAGTTACAAGCCCGTCTTGCGGACTACAAAGGAAGGCTGATCTGGTCGGCAACCCCGCACTCCAAGAATGACGCACTCTTCGGCCTGTGCGAGCGTGCGGATAAGGCGGCAGAAGAGGGTAGGGACAATCCCAAGAAGTTCGTCCTGAGGTTCCTCGACAACGAACACATCTCCAAAGAGGCCCGTGCATTGGCCGTGGAGCAGTGGGCCGCGCAGGGCGAGGAAGTCCTGAGGATGAGAGCGGAGGGCGAGTTCACCTTCGACTCTGTTTTGATGTACGGTTCGTTCAACATGGGCATCCACGGCTTTTCTCGCAAAGAACTGCCGGAAGGTCAGATTCCCGCAGACTGGTGCCGGTATGCGGCGATTGACCCAGGCCATGCGATCTGTGCGGTGATGTTCGTGGCAGTCCCGCCCTCCGGGGATTTCGTCCTGATCTATGACGAACTCTATATCCCTAACTGTTCCGCCGTGGTGTTTGCCGAGAAGTTCGCGGCCAAGCTGGCAGGGCAGCCCCAGTTCTATGCCTTCATTATCGACTCGCATGGTGCCCGCCTGACCGACATCGGCGGCGGCAAGTCCCCCGGCCAACAGTACGCGGAACAGCTTGAGTTATTGGGGGTGCGGTCAAAGGCCACCGGCTCGTCCTTCATGCACGGGTCGGATGACATCATGTCCGGCATTGAGAGCGTCCGTAATGCCATGCACATCCGGTCGAAGGGAACCCCTTACCTCCGGGTCCTTGAAGGGGCCATGCCCAACTTCATCCGAGAGATCAAGCGTTACAAGAGGCAGTCCACGGTGGTCGGTGGTCACTCAATCGTCCTCGACAAGCCCCACCCACGGTCGGTGTCTCACTTGATGGACTGTATGCGCTACATATTTGCCGCAGACCCCAAGTACCACAAGCCAGAGGTTAAGGCCGAGGTTGCGTGGTGGGAACCCTGGCTTGCTAAGAGGCGGCGGGAGCGTGGCGAGGACGCGAGCGTGGTTTACCTAGCCCCCTCAAGTTACACCTCCCAGACCTACGTTGCGTAACACTGGCGTAACTATTGCCCGCCCTCTAGGGGTCAGTAGGCTACGGCCAGATCATTCCCCGTGGTGGAGGCAAAACCATGCAGATTGTTTCAGTCCAGATTATTGCCGACTTGTCTGTCGGTGATCTCGTCCTGTGGCACGATGACCCGCTCTCTAGCTCAAATCCGCCCAGCCTGGGTTGGGTCATTCAGAAGGGCAGAGAGACAATCTCCATCCTGATGTTTTCTGAGAACTCAGGGCTTGTCGAGAAGAAGAGCGTTCGCCACAGGGACGATCCGTTCTGGCGGGAGTCTGAGATCGCTGGTAACTGGATTCAGTGGGGCTGCTTCACCGTCCATCCGACCACCGAAATCCTCAAGGAACTCAAGCCTTTCTTGACAAAGCTCAAGATGGCCGAGGCCCGCACCCCCAGTGAGGAGCCGGTTCGCCGTGGCCCAGGTCGCCCCCGCAAGGAAGAAGCTGTGGAAGTGGAGGTGTCCGAATGAGTCGCCTTCTTACGGCTTTCGCTATGTGTTCGATCTTGACGGGGGTGGCTCACGCAAAGCCTCGTCGCCAGTACCAGCAAGGCCAGCCGGTCCAGAACATGGCACGGGCTGCTACCAACACCGCTCAGGGTGTCGCGGAAGCCTGTGCCCGCATGGGGCGGCTCCAGCACTTGGGTGGTAACTCTGGCCCAGAGGGTCTGGGCATGGGCTCCTCGCCAGATGCGGCCTATCGAAATTGTTGTTACGCCACCTCAGGGATGCCTGACGTTGACGTTGGTTACGCACAGAGCCCGAGCGGTCAGTGGTACTGTTGCAGAAGGTACGGTAGCAGATGAGCGAAGCTAACATCGACCCAGACGTTCCCATGTCCGGTGGTGATCCCAGCCAACTGGCCGATCCGCCACCGGATGTTGTGCCCCAGCGTCAGATGGAGGATGCCCTCAGAAGCATCTCCACCGGCTGGCTGCGAAAGCTGGACCTAGCCCGCAAGGCAAAGAAGGCTTTTTCGGACGATGCCCGGGAAGCGATGAATTTCTTCGACGGTGGAGAGAACTTCTTCTGGAAAGAGGGTGCGGCCCCATACTCCAAGATTTCACCGCCCAGCTTTCGGATGACTGTGAACCGGGCTTTTGAGGCTGTGAAGCTCATTGGCTCAGTCATCTATTCTCGCAACCCAGTGCGGACGGTGACGGCAAAGAAGTTCCCAGCCGTCCCGCCTGAAGCTGTTGGGATCGACACGAACCAGCAACCCCAGACTGACCCGATGACTGGGCAGCCGATCCTTCCCCCGGAGATTGAGCAGTACATCCAGGCCAGCCAACAGATTGGCATGGTCGAGCAACAGCGGGAAGCGTTCTCTGAGATCATCAGTGCGTACTTGAACTACACCCCCGGCCAGTTGAACCTGAAGGAACACACCCGCAAGGTGGTGGACGAGGGCATTCTCAAAGGCATGGGTGTGTGGTGGACCGAATTGATTGAGATGGGTGGCGAGGATGGCCCGCCGGTTGGGCTCATCGGTTCATTCCACGACAACGTGGACAACCTGCTTCTGGACCCTGACGCGGACGAGCAGGAGGACATCCTGTGGTGTGCCCGTCGCTGTGTTCACCCGATTGCCGAGGTGGCTGAGAAGTACGGCTTGGAGCGGTCGGAACTGAAGGGGCACATGGAGAGCTTTGTCGCCCGGTCTATGGAAGAAGACCGTGGCTACAAGATGAAGAAAAAGAACGGCAAGACGAACGACCTGATCGTCTACTGGAAAATCTGGTCGAAGACTGGATTCGGGCACAACTTGAAGGGTTCCCCGAAAGAATACGCCCAGATGTTCGATGGGCTGGGCCCGAACTGTTATCTGGTGGTGGCAGAGGGTGTGGATTACCCACTGAATGTCCCAAAGGCTATTGCACTGGAGGAGCCAGACGAGACAGGTCTTCCCAATAGCTTGTTCACGCGAACTCGTTGGCCCATCCCGTTTTATGCGGATCACAACGGCTGGCCTTTTACCCCGTTCCAGTGTCACCGTAAGCCTGGGTCAGTGTGGCCGATCAGTCACATGAAACCGGGGATGCCGGAATTGAAGTTCCTGAACTGGGCACTTTCCTTCCTTGCCACCCGGGTGATGATCTCGTCTAAGACGATGGTGGGTGTGAGCAAGGCGGCGGGGGATGACATCAAGGAACAGTTGCTCCGACATGAGCAATCAGGGTTCTCGCTCATTGAGTTGTCCGAGACTCTTGGACGGTCAGTGAATGACATCGTGTCTGTGCTACAGCTTCCGCAGGTCACGCCTGAGTTATGGCAAATCGTTCAAGCCGTTTCGGAGATGTTCGACAAAAGAGTCGGACTCACAGAACTCACTTACGGTATGACGAGAAATTCTTATAGAAGTGCCGCAGAAGCGCAGGTGAAGTCGGAACAGATTTCGGTCAGGCCAGACGATATGGCGAACGTGCTGGAGGACGCTATGTCCATGCTGGCCCGCCGTGAAGCTCTGGCAGCCCGCTGGTTACTCCAAGAAGAGGACATCGCTCCCGTGCTTGGTCCCATCGGTGCGTCTGTCTGGAAGAGTCTCCAAGATCAGGTGAGCTTGGGCCAGCTTGCCATGAACTACGACTACCGCATTGAGGCGGGCAGCGCGAGGAAGCCGAACAAGGCTGGGCGTATCGAAGCCCTCCAGATCGCTCTCCAGACGCTGGGCCCGGTCCTCCAGCCACTTGTGATGCAGGGGATGCCGGGGCCGATGAATGCCCTTCTGAGGGATTACTGCGAGGCCATCGACGTTGATTACACGCCTTACATGATCCCCGAGCCACCGCCGCAGCCTCCCCAGCCACCAGCCGGACCAGCCGATGCCGCCTCCCCGGCCCCGGAAGGTGGCGGGGAGGTTTCTGAACCCCAGCAAGTCCCACAGGAGCTACAGCCATGAGCGACAGCTTGGAGGAGCGGTTCTGGTTGAAGGTCGATTCCGGTGCCCCGAATGGATGCTGGGAGTGGACTGGGTGCTGTAACCATGACGGCTATGGAAAGATAAAGGACAGTGGCAAAACGGTGGCAAGCCATCGCGTGTCGTGGGAGCTTCATAACGGCCCAATAACCGAAGGTGCTTTAGTCCTGCACCTGTGCGACAACCCCAAGTGCGTTCGCCCAGATCACTTGTTCCTTGGTACGGACAAGTCAAACGCGGAAGACAAGGTGGCAAAGGGCAGGCAGGGGACCCTTAAAGGCGAGGCTCTGCCCCAGTCCAAGCTGCGTGAGTCCGACGTTCGGTCGATCCGTGAAATGTATCGCCGCCACCAGAGCCGCACCGCTGGGTTACGGACATTCCTTGTCAAATGGTTTGGAGTTTCTCGCAGTACCGTTAGCGGCGTTGCCAGCGGCACTACTTGGAGGATTGCATGATGAACCTTCCCTTTGACATTCAGCGGGCCAGCTTGGAGGTCCGAGAGCATTACATCCGCATGATCAATGCAGGGCAGACACCGCGATTTGCGGAAATGGCGGCACTACAACAGCCACCCGGCACCCAAGGCA